CAGGTGAGAACGCAACAGTTCTTAAATTATCAATGCTTGGTTACGCTGCATCAACAGTAAAACAAGATGGTGTTGATGTTGCCGTGGTTGGTGGTGCAGGATTAAGAGTAGCACAAAGAGTGGAAGTAAAGACAGTTCTACAAAGTGATGATATGCGTAGATATAACTTTACTATATCTAAAGGTGCNGACAAAAGATGCTACACCCGAAAGGATTGTGATATCATAGCATTGGTAGCACTAGATATAACAGCATCAGATGCCGTGCTGTTCTTTCCCGTTGAATCTTTTATGAGTGTTAAGTCATTGAGCCTAACACAAAATGATTTTTACAACCCATCAGAGAAACATGAGTGGAAGTCGGTGCTAGACTATAGCCAAGATATGATGGCAGAGATTCTCAAAATGGCTAAACTTAAGAGAGAATACAAAATATATGAGAAAGTATAAGATTTTATGTTGACTTATGTATATATATTTGGTAGGACTATAGAAGGTTTGGGTAGGGCAGTTTCTCCTTTTTCCTTTCGTTTCGTTGGTGTTTCCCTACCCACACTTACTTTGGAGTAAAAAATGGATAAAGAAAAATGGAAGTCAATAGCAGTACCGATTGAGACATGGAAGAAACTCAATAAATTAGCCACAGAAAATTTTAGAACTGTGGGTGGTACAATAACTTATTTGACACAAAAAGAATACGAGTCTGAAAAAAAACTCGTTGACGAGAAGGTATAAACAAGTAAACTATACCTTCTAATATTAACCGCCGAAGGGCATAAACTTTAACGTAGAAGGAGAGAACGATGAGTGATGTGTTTTCACTATTTGAGAAAGAGGCTGCTGACCCTCAAGCATTTAATCAAGTCAGAGAAGGCGATACTAAAAGTCTATCGTCTTTAATCCGTAGATCTGTTGACTTAGATCAACAAATCAAAGATACCGAAGCACAACTTAAAGATCTTCAACAGAAAAAAAGATCCGTTGATGAAGAAGATATTCCTTCATTGATGGAGACTATGGGTGTTGAAAGTCTTACAGTTGATGGTAACAAAGTTACTGTTGATAAGTATGTTTCTGCTAGAATCCCCGAAACTAAGAAACAAGATGCCTTCCAATTCTTACGAGAAGTTGGAGAAGGCGATCTTATCAAGAACGAAGTTATTGTTAGCTTCAGTATGGGTCAGGATAATCAAGCTGGTTCTATAGTTGCAGACCTTGAAGATAAAGGTTTTGCACCTGTTAAGAAACAACATGTTCATCCCATGACTTTAAAAACCTGGGTAAAAAATAGAATTGAAAGTGGTAAAGAAATAGACTTTGATCTATTTGGTGTCTACCAGGGCAACCGTGCTAAAATAAAAGGAGGTCAGTAATGAACCAAGTCGCACAGAAAAAGACTACAGAAGTGGTGGTATCAGAGTTAGAGAAAATGTTAGAAGCAGACTCTGGTGTTGGTCTTGAAAATATCACAACGGAAGATATGCAAATACCTTTTCTAAGGATTATTCAAGCACTATCTCCACAACTACAAAAAGACGATCCTATGTATATCAAAGGTGCAGAACAAGGAGACATCTTCAATACTGTTTCACAAGAAGTGTATAAACAAGATGAAGGTATTATTATTGTTCCAGCTTTTTTTGAAAAGAAGTTCTTAGAATTTCAACTAAGGTCTAGTGGTGGTGGTTTTGTAAGAGAACTAGCTGCAGATGATAAGGATATTGCTATGACAANCCGTGAAGGTACTATTGAGATGTTACCTAACGGAAACGAATTAGTAAGAACTCATCAACATTTAGTTATTGCAACTAGTGCAGATGGCAGTATTGCACCGAGTGTTCTTGATATGAAAAAGACACAACTTAAAGTGTCTCGTAGATGGAATACTTTAAAGAATAGTGCAAGATTACCAAGTGGTGCTCTTATGCCTATTTATGGAACGGCTTGGCAACTAACCACTGTGTTAGAGGCTAACGATCAAGGCAAGTGGTTTAACTACAAACTAGATCGTTGGACTGAAATTACACCACAGATAGAGAAGATGATGCTTGAAGCTCGTCTTATGTATCAAAGTGTAAGTAAAGGCGAAGTCAAAATGGCTGCGGCTTCTGCTGATGAAGTAGCAGAGAAAGAAGACGTACCGTTTTAATTTAAACTAGCCGTGTAGATACAACGCTCATCTACACGGTTTTTTATTTCTTGGAGTGTAGAGTGAATTTAACAGAAGAATTATTACTTGCGTTTGAAGGCTTTGATGGAGCACATGGACANACGGAAGTTTCAAATCAAAGAATGAACGGCAAACAAAAAGCCAAATCATTTATCGTAAGAAATCCATTAACATTAGAACTTATGCAAGGACATGTAGACGGCAAAAAGGTGTCGGCTCTATACCTATTAATGCAGAAAACAAATGTAAATTTGGTGCATTAGATATTGATGAGTATCCCTTAGATCATAATGCCTTGGTGGATAAATTAGAAAAATTAAAAGTCCCGTGTATCGTGTGCCGTAGTAAAAGTGGGGGTGCACACATATTCTTTTTCTTTAAAGAGTGGATGGATGCTGCCGATTTCAGAGATAAAGCTGCTGAGATAGCAGCTGCACTTGGACATGGGCGCTGTGAGATATTTCCAAAACAAGAGCAGGTGTTGGTGGAGCGAGGAGATGTAGGCAATTTTATAAACCTACCATACTTTGATTCTGAACAGACTTTAAGATATGCCGTAATCAAGACGGGTAAAAAATATATAGAGGCAACACTTTCTCAGTTTATAGAACACATACACAAAATAAAATGTGATCCAAAAAAATTCATGGAACTATCTGTGGGCGGTAAACCAAACTTATTTCCTGGTTATGTTCCGTGCCTTAAGTCATTGTTAAGCATGGGTATATATGAAGGTGGCAGAAACAAGGCGGCTTTCCAACTTGGAGTTTATTTACAAAAGTCATCTCCGAATGATTGGAAGACACAGTTGGAGCAGTTAAATGTAAAACATTTTACACCACCATTACCAGCATCAGAGATAGTAACAGTTCAGTCTACATTAGAGAAAAAGAATATCAGTATCTATGTAAGGAAGAACCCATGTCATCACATTGTAATCAAAGTGTGTGTCGTGGATTGAAACATGGTATTGGTGCTACATCAATGCCTGCTATCAGTGGACTATCTGTAATTCTATCAGAGCCTAGACTTTGGTTCTTGGATATAGATGGCAGAAGACTTGAGTTAACAACAGAAGAATTACAAGCACCGAGGCTATTTCAGAGAGCATGTATGGAGCAGTTGAACTTCATGCCACCAAAGATGAGAGATGCAGATTGGGAAGTACAAGTCAATGGCCTGCTTGAGAACTGCAATGAGATAGCCGTGCCACAAGAACTAACATATAAGGGACAGTTTCTATCTTATCTAGAATTGTTTTGCACCGGCAGAGTACAAGCACAAAGTTTTGAAGAAGTTGTAATTGGTAAACCGTACACAGACGTAGAAGATGCAAGAACATTTTTTAAGTTAGATGCCTTGATGGAGTTCTTGAGAAACAGAAAGTTTGATAACTATACAAGAGCACAAGTCCAAGAGAGATTGAAAGAGATTAACAACGGAGACAGTTCGTTAGTTAAAAAATTTCAAAACTCTCAAGGCAAATGGAAATCTGTGAGAGTCTGGTGGATACCAGAGTTTGGTGGAGAAGTAGAACTTAAACCAATTACTATAGAAGAAGAGGAGGTTCCGTTCTAATGGAAGTAATAATAGCATTTTGTATTGTTTTAGTTGAAGCACCTAGAATTGATGGTGGTAAGTCAATATGCAATTTCTATAACCCTGGTGTTATATTTAAATCTTATGAAGAATGTATGGAAGACAGAAGATTGATAGAGGACTATGTAGTAGAATCTGCGTGGAAAATGTATCCTAACGCAGTCAAAATATATGCGAAAGGAATATGTGGAGAACAATGACAAAATTATACACAACTGCACCGACTACAATTTTTGGACCACCTGGAACAGGTAAAACAACGGCTTTAATTAAGTTAGTGCAAGAAAATTTGCTTAAGGGTGTTAGACCTCAAGACATTGGATTCATGTCTTTTAGTAGAAAAGCCGCAACAGAAGCAAGAGAAAGAGCTTCAAGAGTCTTGGATTTAGATCCGAAGGACATGGTTTATTTTAGAACCTTACACTCTCTTGCTTTTAGTTGGCTTGGCTTAAGCACATCAGAAGTAATGTCGGGTCGTGATTACAATGAATTAGGTAAACTTGTAGGTTTAGATTTTAGAACCACACAAACAGTGAACTTAGAAGAAGGTGCACTATTTAATATTGGTGCTGGTGGCGATAAGTATATGTCATTAATACAGTATGCGAGAGTTAAGCAAGTGGATCTTGAAGAAGAGTTTCATAAAGGTTGGGATCAAAGTTTAAATAAACAACAACTGCTAGTGTTGGACAAGGCTTTCAAAGATTACAAGAAAGCAAAAGGCAAGTATGATTTTATTGATATGATAGAAAAGTTTATATGGAAAGGGACATCTCCCGAATTTGATTTACTTATTATAGATGAGGCACAAGACTTGGCTCCGTTGCAGTGGCAGATGGTTCAAGACGTATTAGTTCATAACTCTAATAACATTTTCTACGCTGGAGATGATGACCAAGCTATATATTCTTGGATGGGTGTTGATGTTGACAACTTTCTTAATGCTAGTAGTGATAAAATAATATTGGATCAATCATACCGTGTTCCCAAACATCCCTTTGCTTTTGCAAAAGGATTGACCGAGCAAATCACGAAACGAGAAGATAAAGAATGGAAACCAAAGAATGAAAAAGGTTTTGTTACATGGCATAATGATATTCTTGATATAGATATGACAGAGGGCGAATGGTTAGTTCTTACAAGAACTAATTATATTGCTAATAAAGTTTGTCAAAAGTTAAGAGAAGAAGGTTATGTATTTTGGAGAGAAGGCGAAGGGTGGTCTGTATCTATCAATGTATTAGTGTCGATAGAAGTGTGGATAAAGCTACAACGAGGAGCATCAGTACCTGGAGATTTATTAAAACCATTTTCAAAACTTATTGATCCCGAATACATACAAAGATCGGGCAGAAGAATTATGAACTCTTTGTCAGAAGATGAAGAATATACATTAATTGATTTAAAAAGATTATGTGGCTTTGAAGCAAATAACTTTGTAACATGGCAGAATGTCTTAAAAGTATCTGAACAAGTTGCTGCATATATAGTTTCTGTACGAAGGAGAGGCGAGAAAATACTTTCGGCTGATCCTAGAATCCGTGTATCTACAATCCATAGAGCAAAAGGTGGAGAAGCAGATAATGTAGCATTGTTGCTAGACTCAACGAAGGCATGTGTGGAAAGTCCAGACCAAGATGCCGAGAGGAGAGTTTGGTATGTGGGTGTAACTCGAGCAAAGCAAGAGTTACATATAATATGTAAATCTGGACAGTATGGATTTGAATTATGACAGAATCTGGTAAAAAAGAATGGTATTTGCAAAAAGCACCTTACAAATCTGGTGCAGTTTTTTGGGATAGTTACCTTCATTACGAGTGTAAATTAATTAGAACAACAACGGAGAATCCCTTTGACAAACAAAAACAGAAAATACTTTCTGGATCAAGCAGAGAAACTGATAAACGGACCGAGAGCTAAAGAATATGGACCTGCTAAATTTAATCATGAAAGAATAGCTAAGATATGGTCTGTTATATTAGATCGAGACGTTACGGCACAAGAAGTTGTGGCTTGTATGGTTGGTGTAAAACTAGCTAGATTAGCAGAAACGATAGAACATGACGACAGTTGGGTTGATATAATAGGCTACGCTGCGTTAGGTGGAGAAATTATAAATGACAAGTGACCAATACCATTTATTGGAACAAGACATAAAAGATGTGGCATGGGGTAATATCGATTCTGATTGGACACCACCCGAAGCTATACCCGATTTATCTCAATACGACACGATAGCTATAGACTTAGAAACAAAAGATGAGAATCTTTTAAGACTAGGGCCTGGCTGGTGTAGAAAAGACGGACATATAATAGGTATTGCAGTAGCAGCTGGAGATAGCTCTTGGTATTTTCCCGTTGCACATACTGTAGGTAACATGCCGAAGAACGCAGTATATAAATGGCTTACTAAATTATGCAGTGATACNACTAAAACTTTCGTGTTCCACAATGCGTTGTACGATTTGGGTTGGCTACGAGCCGANGGNATAGAAGTCAAAGGTAAAATCAGAGATACAATGGTAGCCGCTCCATTGTTAAATGAGAATAGAAGATATTATAATCTAAACTCATTAGCAGGAGATCATCTTGGTACATATAAAGATGAGAAGATGCTTAAGAGTGCAGCAGAAGAATTTGGTGTAGACCCAAAGTCTGGTATGTGGAAACTACCTCCTCGTTATGTCGGTGCTTATGCAGAACATGACGCTGCCATAACTTTAAAATTATGGGATGTGTTAAGAAAAGA